TAATATCCCCGGAATCAAATTTTAAATTGGGTAGCTCTGCTTTTTTCTTCTTTACTATAACACTTATATTATAGCCATAACTTTTTACAGACGCATCTTTACAGTCAAAGCCAGCTAAAATTAAATTATACAAAAGCAATCCTGCATTCCATACAGTAACGTGACCACCTACTATTTCTTGTTTTAAGGGAGGAACAGTAATTCCAAGAATGCCATCGTCTTTTAGGCATGCAAATATTTTTTTTAAAAAATGATTAACATTGAGCTGATGTTCTAAAACATGTGAACACCATACACAATCAAACTGGCCATCTATTTCTATTGAATTAAAATCACCTAAAATATCTGGATTGCATTCAGGATTAATATCTTGTCTTACTACTTGCTTGTCGTTTTTATCAAACAATGACCATACAGAAGATTTAAGGCCAGAGCCTACATCTAAAACATTATTAAAGGAATAATCAACAATCAGCTTAGTAGCTGCTTGATCGCCAAACATAATGTTTGACTTAGGCTATTCTGATAATAGCTGTAGCAGCGGCAGCGGCTGGGAATACAATTGTAAAGTCTCCAGCAGTTGAAGTTTTGTCACCACCAAAGTCAATAGTTGCAACTGATTTGTTGCTATCGCTTGAGTTGTAAATCATACATCCTCTAGCTGTTACAGTAGCTGTACCAAAAGTTAAATCAGCAAAATCTGTAAAAGCTGTAGTACCACTTGATGTAGGAGTAACGTTAGTTAAGTTAGCCCCGCCTGAAGTGTAATTAGTACCAGAAGCTTCTTGAGAGGTTGTAAAAGAAGTTGTAGTAGCCCCTAAAGTAGCTGATGAAGTATATAAAGCTAGTTTATATGTATCTCCAGAAGTACCCGCTGTAAAATTATGATTACCAAGCAGTAATTCTTTTTTAAAGCTTGTTGTTAATGTTGATGATATTGCCATAGTTAAAGTTTCCTAATTAAATCAGCGGCTTCTTTGAAACCTGCTTTTTCTAATTGATTATTAATTGTAATCCTATCAGATTTTATAGCATTTTGCATATATTGTTCAATTACTTTTTGAATGTTCTCTTGAAAAGTTTTTACCTGTATTTGCACGTCTGCAGGTGCTTCTTCGCTTACAGATAATATTCTTTTAATACAAAGATCTGACCAAAACTCAACTGGATGACCTCCCTCATTAGTTGTATGAACTTCAATCATTCCAAGTTCAGGCCCGGCGTTATAACTCATTACCATTTGTTTGGCTCTCCTACTTTATTTTTTTTAAGATGACTGTCATGTTTATCAATTAAAACTGGCGCTTGATCTTGTTTATATTGAACTAATTCACTTTGTTTTTTTGCAATTAATATTCCTTTTTCATCTGTAATTACAACCAAAGGATCATCTAGTCTGTGATAGCCATACAGCTTTTCATTTTTTGGAACATTGGTATCAAGCAGTCCGCTTGTAGCGGCAACCTCAACTTGAATCCCATTAAACATAGCTTTACTTAACCAAAACTCTACACACGCTCGTCCACACTCAGCGAAATGTAAATTGCCTTTGTAACTAAAATCTATACCAAACATTTTAATTTTGCCGACTTTATTCCATACCGCAAAAGCCACAGCATACGCAACAGTATTATTTAGATAATGAGAACCACATCCAGCTAATACTTCTTTAATTGGATATTCAACAAGACCCGGACACCTATCATCTAATTCACATGTATAGATTGGACCTTCGTGTTCTTGTAGTAATTTTGACATGCTGTCAGTTTGGCCGCCAGCATCATCTGTATCTAAAAATCTAGATGCAGGATCCATCATGAATACTCTATCGTGATAAATAACGGATGCTACTGAATTAATAGCCCATACTTCATCAAAGTGTGAGCCATGTGATTTTGCTAAATTATAATCAAACCAGCTTTTGCCCATACCGACAATAGCCACAGTTTTGCCTTCAAGCTTCTTAATTGGTTTCATCTTTCTCTCCTTATGTAACCGGTAATCTTAGTGAGTCGTATCTATATTCGTCTCTTCTACCTCTTGCTTCTGCTTTATTTTTAAGCCTAGACATCTCTTGTTGAAATCTAGACTCGTACAAATTCATCATATCAGCATCACCTTTCATAAAGGTATACGCTTCTACTAAACACCCATACAACAATCCATTTCTTGCATGTTCTGATATCCAAGTTCCAGTAGTATCTGTTACTAAAGAGTTTGGCTTGTAAAGATAATGAAGTTCAGTTGTATAATTTTGATCTGGAACAGGAGCCAAAATAATGGTTGACTCTCTAAACCCTGTATTTAAATCTTTATCAAAATCACCGTAATATAAAGGTCGACCTCTTGCGGAACTATCAGTTGGATCAGGAGCATACTCTTGCATAAAACTAGGATGTTTTTTATCTAGATAATGATAGTCTCCATTACTGTCTATAACAGCTAATGAAAAACTTAATTCAAAATCGTCTGGAGCTGTAAGAAATCTAGCCCCAGCTGTCATGCTTCCTTGAACATTTTTTCTAAAATAATCAAACTGAACAAGTTCAAATATTCTTTCTTCAGTATTTTTAATTATATCGTTAAGTGTATTAACAAAAGTAGTTTCACTATTTTGCACATAGTCTTGAATAAGAGTTTTTAATTCTGATAGTGTTAGTGGACTGCTCATGTTGTATAAAGTATACCACCCATACCTGAGTGATTTGAACAATAATAATATAATGTTGGCGCTCCAGATGCTACCAATATTTCTGTATATGCTCCAGAGCTTCCAGCGGTTCCAACTTTGGTTACCCCAGTAGTATACTCTGTGCCTCCTCCATGAGTACCATCAGAAGTTGTTGAAATTCTTAAAGGATGAGTTCCGTTAGTGCTGTCTGATTGATCAAATCTATAAGTGTTTCCCTCTGTTAAAGTTAAGTTAGGTGCTCTTGAACCATCTATATAAAAATAATTTGATCCATAATAATTTTGAACAGTAACAGTATATATATTGGGTGATGGGGATGGTGTAGGAGCTGGTGTAGGAGCAGGCGTTGGTGTTGGTGATTCTGCTGCGCCACCAACCGTAATTGTTCCAAGCTCTCCTTCTATTCTATAACCCGGTATAGGGCTACTAATAATGTTATCATTATTAGTTATAACAAAACCTTCTCCAACCTCTTTATCGTTACTAGGCCTAGGCTCATATAAAGCTTCTGGATCTATCACATGAGGTAAAGGCTCTAACTGAGGATGCTTGGTTTCAAAACATTGAGGACAAGTTTTTAAACCGTTCCATTCTTTTTTTAATTGTAAAAGTTTGTATTCAAAACCACACCTATCGCATATACCCTTCGCATATTTAGCTGAAGCATATGCCATATTAGTATCCGTTTCTTAAATAGGGAGCTACTCTAAATGAAGCCCTGTCTTCGTCTTGAGACATGGCTCTATCAAACTCTTCATCATAAATTTGTTTTAACATTACAACTTTGTCCGGGGCTTTTTTAACAGCAATATAATATGCAAGCCCAGCAGCAAAACAAGGATAAAATCTAAAAGGCATATCCATTGTATTTGTTGCAGCATCTGCGTCATCCATTCTTACTAATTTATTAAATACTAAAATATCAGTAGAATTTTCTGGAGCTGGCCATACTTTTAACACAGGAGTTGAAAGCTTATCTAAAAAGAATTGTGATGGCCTTGATTTTGTTGCTTTGTTTGGGATGTTTAAATATTCAGATCTGCTAACTCTAGACATTTGTAAATCAGTGGTTGTACCACTAACAGTTCTTCTTAAAGAACAATCAAGTATGTCAATAACGTTTGAATTTAAAGTGTAATCGTTTGTGCCCTCAGTAACTGTTTGAGTTGCTTGTTCTATTGTCCATTGATTTAAACCACGGTTAGCCCACTCAGCAAGCATTAAGTTAATAGATCGTTTTGCTGTTTTTAGATCGTACCCAGTTCTAAGTTCTAGGCCGCATCTTTCAAATGCTTCCTCAATAAATTCAGCTACATT